ACTGCTTCGAGTCTAAATCTTTCGCCTTAATCCTTGGTTCTGGCCTTTCATGCCCTTGCCATAATTTTAACGAGTTTTCCCATGATCCATCTTTCTCGAATTGCTTTAACCCATCAACACCTAATACAGATAACTGCTGTTGCCTTGATAACCCTGCAATGTGTTCAGTCACTGCCCCTGTATTAAACTTAGCACCCTTTATAAATGCAGCTTCTTCTGCCTCATTATCTCGAATACGGCCAGCATAGACAGGCGTTATAAGACACATACAATGCGGATGCGCCGGGCGTACAGGAAATTTGTCCTTAGGATATACTCCTTTTCCCAACCCATAACAATCCACGTGTGCGTGTATGTCACATATATCATATACCGGGTGACGGCTATTCAATCGCCACTTAAAGGCAATCACATTATCATCATCCAAATACTTAGCAAAGAAGCCGTCACCCCAGGCTCTGGACATTTCTGTCCGGGCTATGCGTTCAGCAAGATAACGCGAATTTTCCTCAATGGCAACATGCACCGCTCTGTCTAAAGCCTCACTGCTCTGCTTTTTAGCCGCGGTAAGCAGGTTTTCATAGGCAATCTTTAAATTCTTTGTAGGTGCGCCATTTCGTGCTATCTTCTTGATGTTCAATTCGGCATTAGCAATAGCGGCCTTATATTCTTTAAGGGCTTTTTTATCCCCCTGCATGACTTTACGGGCAGCGTCCTCTAGCTTCTTTAAGTACTTGGGTAATTCAGCCTGGTTAATAGTCTTTTTCCCTGAGTCGTAACCGTCGTACAGGTCCCTAGCCATACCAACAAATGTCTTTTGCTGCTTCATCGCCGTTTTTATAGTATCTACAACATTCTGCCTAAACTCCGGCCTAATGCCATGCAAGCGTTTTGACAAGGTCATGTTGTCTGAAGTCCAAGCCTCATGTAATACAGTCTTGCGAATACTGCTTGTATTAACCTTTGCCTTACTGGTAACATCATAGCCTAACAAAACACTAGCCACTGCATTATCTACAATGTAGCTGTCATTCGTATTGAAGAAGTTTGACTCCGAAAAGGCTAGGCTGATAGCTTTTTCAGGACTGTAGCCTTCATTCAGATATTTGATAATTATGTCAGCAGTCTTAGATGCCAGCGTGCCGTATTTCTTCTGATACATTGCTAAAAGCAACAGTAATTCAGCGCTGCTGCTCATCGTCAAGTATCTCCCGTCCTAATTTATTATCCAGTACGGCATGTTTGATTAGCACATTAACCGCCCACATCAGTATGTTGCGATGCATTCGGTAATACAGGCGAAACAACACTGTTATCAGCCCCCAAGCCTATTACAGTCTCCTGTGCGGCTAATAAGGCCTTTGCGGTCTCTTCTGCCATACCAAAAAAGACCTGCAATATAATTACAGCTGCATCAGGTACTATGGTTCCGGCAGTAACATCTGTAAGGACCTGTGTTAAGTCCGCAATTTGCGTTGATTCCCCAACATACTTTTCGTCCTGCGCACGGGCATCTATATTCTGGATAATGGCATCGTACCTGTCCTCAGGTAAATCATTAAAATAAACTGCAACAGCTTTCTTTTTAACCTCAACGTTGAATTGTGGACTAATATTAGCGTCTAAAGCTTTCGTGACTTCATCCAATATAGTACTAATATCAATAACGCCAAAGTCATCAGCATATTTAGAGCTAAACTCAACCGTACCGTTTGTCCACAACTCAAATACCCTGGCAATTTCTTTTTCAGCGTCCTGGCAATTTAACGCAAAATCGGCAAGGACTTGGTTCCCTTGTGCTTCAAAATCCCACTGTTTAGCCACACCTGAGGCTTTGGTCTCCACTCCGGACACATGCGATTGTTCGGCCATGCGGTAAATTTCCTGAATTAAATCGTTTCGTTCTTCACGGAGTTGCTGCAATTGCTCTGCTGGGGGAGCAATGTATTCCGGCTTATTTGATAAATCTCCCATGTATCCCAGCAAATTTTCCGGTCCAACGATTATTTCTTTTAAGTCATCAATTTCCTGTCCACTGGCTACTGGATAAGTTAAAATACCAAACGCCTGTGCTCTCATCAGCTCGCGAATTTCGGAGCAAAGGTTAAACAGTGCCGAATTTGTTTGAGCAATATTATAAAACTCCGACTGCGGCATCAGTTTCCCTGGCTCCATTGACCGCGATAAAAGCGGTATGACCGGCAGCCGGCTTAACTTATGCTCGCCTTCTCTTGTTGTTCCACCGGCTCCCTGGTATTTCCAAGTTGTCGGCGTCCATATCCATGTTTCCGTTTGGGTGACTAAATCAGATGATGTTTCAGCAGCCACTGTGTAAGAAAACTCTACAAGGCGTCCGGCTTTATTCGTCTTGCATGTAAGAACCTGTTTTTTGGTCACGACATAGGCATATGGAAAAGCCCTTTGTCTCAACACATCAGCCATATTACCTGGTTGCTCATTGACGTTGTCTACGACAATAAAGGCAACGCCGTGCAGTTTTGCAATTCTACCGGCACGTTTCATGAACCGCGTAAGCGGCGTCCCTAGCGTGTCCACGTCCTCAATAAATCCAGAAAAAAGTTTGTTTGCGTTCCACTCGCGTTCCGGTTCCTGCTTAAATACCGGGTTTACGTGGCTATTAACAACCGGTGCAACATAATTCAGGTAATATGCTAGTTTTTGACGCCGTATATATTTATCTACCGTTTCCCGGATATGTGGTACTAAGTATTTACCGTCTTTGAAACCACCCTGACCATAGTAAGCATCTTCCAAAAATGTAAAGTCATCTGTATACAAAAATGATTCTAAGCTAGTTACGGCTTCTTTCTCACTCAAAAAAATTCACCTCCTAAACCTTACTAGAACTTAGAGTAAAGATTTTAAACGGCTCCCATAAGGCCAAAACTAAAGCGTCGGCCCGGTCCGGAGACTTTAGCCCACGCTTCTTCATATCTTCTTTTCTTTCCAATTCAATTTCACCATCAGAATTCACCCTGTACTTACGATTGCTAATCTGGCCAATTTGCGCATCATCATACCAAAGCACAATTCCTGCATGTCGAAGTTTCTCCCGAAGTGTACCCCACATAAGTCCAGTACTGTTTGAATAATTGACTGGATCATCAGCTTTAAGACGCCCGCCTTTACCACCGAAATGACACTCATACACTTTGATGTTCTTCCAACCACGTTGCTTAACAATTTCTTTGAGACGATCGTAAACACCAACGCCTAATCCATCACAGTCGATTTTAACATTTGTCTTGCAGTAATTGTATTTTTCGTTATATCGCTCGAGCATCTGAACAGTTCGTCCAGTAAGCTGCATCGTATCATTATGATGATAGATTTCCGGCTTTTGCTGATAGGCTTTATCGAACACCGGACAAATTACTGATTCATCATCTCCAAAACGGGCCACATCGATGCCAATATCAATCATCTGCGGTGATACGATCAATAAAATCTTTTCGCTCTTTTTTTCAACCCAATCGAGCGGTATCAAGCTATCCGGCATAGCCTTTGGAAACTCACCAGCAACACGTACACGAAAGACATCACTGTCCTCGCCATACATGTCGATAATCATTTGAACGAATTGTTTGGATACGCGCTGCGATTTTCGTCCATCGACGTGGAAGACATTATACAATCCACGGTTCTTGTTGTGACTGTCGAAAAACCAGCCTGCTAACTGTGTTGGGTTTCCGCAGGCCAGCAATCCAGCACCTTCGGTAGATAGTGCGCCTAAAACTGGTTCAAAAATATTATCTGGTACACCAGATGCTTCATCAAGTACATAAAAAACGTGGTCAGCATGAAAACCTTGCAGTGCATCCGCTTTGACAGCTGTCCGCGGTACCGCAAACCATTCTTCGCGGTGAGCTTTATGATAGAATCGTTCGTCAGTCCATTCAAAAAGTGGACCGTCCGCCGATTGCCTGTTCCACTTGTTTAGCTCGGCCCAAAGTATATCATGCAACTGATGCTTTGTCGGTGCTGTACACGGGACCTTGGGAAATGGCCTGGAATACATAAACCACTTGATTACCCAGGATTCAACTGCCGATTTACCAATACCATGACCGCTGCGAACTGATGTAAGCTGCTTAGCTGCACAGCTCTCCAAGATTGGTCCTTGATTGTCGTCAGGAGTAACCCCAATAACTTCTTTGACATAGTCGATTGGGTGATCAGCGTAGTAACGAATTACATGGGGCTCAAATAAAATAGGGGCTATAGAAGTCATCGGTTCGCCCACGCTTCCTGCACTCGTTTAGCATGGTCTTTGGCGGCAGCATCGCCTTCACCGCCTTTGTCGGCAGTTTCAATACTATGTTTGAGAGCGAGTTGCCTTGTTTTCTTATCCTGAATCCGGGTAAGAGCTTCTTCCAGCTTCAGGATATCATCAATAGCCCGATATTCGGTTTCGGTTATTTCAGTAATAACCATTTTGGATTGATCGACTGTTACAATTTTAGTCTCGCCGGTAACTTCATGAGTAACCGGGACAGCAACTTTCTCTTTGACAAGCTCCTGAAGAATCTTGCGCTGTTTCTCCGTAAGTCCACTGGCAATTTTTTTGATACGCTCCATCATCCGGCGCTCGCGGATAGAAATTAAGCGGATATCTTCTTCCACCTGAGCCAAAGTGTCTGTATCTATAACAGAACAAAGCGCTTGCTCCTCCTCGGTCAGCGTGTCGAACCATATAGACTCGTACTCGCCTGTTGTAACAGCCTTTTTATTACCAACTGGTCCACCTGATCCGCCGCGGTTACCTACGGCATTTCTGTTGCCTTTGGGAGCGCCGTGGCCTTTGGCGTTTTGGCTGCCTTTAGGTGGTCCACGTTTTTTCGGAACGTCCTGCTGATTTTTGGAACGTTCCATTGGTTTTTTCGGAACGTTCCGTTCATTTTTTTGGAACGTTCCGTTTAATTTTTCATCCCACTTATCTTTATTTTTCCACGCTCGAACTGTTACCTCAGGAACACTAAGCTCCTCGGCTATATCCTTAAGTCTTTTTTTCCCTAAGCTGTTCTGCCAAATTTCTAACGCCTTATCACGATTGGGATCGCGAATTCGTCCCATACTACATATCACCCACCTCCACTACAGTTCATCCTTCTGAAGTTCAATATCAAGTTCAATGAGCTTCTTCAAATCATCAACACTGTTGATCTCTATATTGCCCTTTTGGAAGTCATTAACCCACTTGGCAATGCCAGCTTGGACAATTTTGCGATACTTTGCTTTAGATTCTGTTATTCCTTCGATAATGGCAGCCTGATGCTGTAACAACAAGCTATCGCTAGTATTTATCGAACATTTGTTTGTTTTGACTATTGCCGACACCCCCAACCATCTTGTAAAATGA